TTTAAAAATGTGCCAGCCGGTTATTCCGACACACTTTGTGGCCTTAAAAATGCTGTCCTGTAAGCAGTCCACAAACGTCTGTAGGCTAAAAGACGTCGTGCGATCATAACAAGACCCCCTCTATGTTCCTCGTAAGGTAGCATCTACAATTGGGGTGAAAAGATGTTTTATGAACAAGGTTCATCTTGAAATTCAAGAAAGCCCATTGATTGTGAGAATAGTCGTTCATTTCTGTTCTCGTAATCCGGAGAATAATCCGGACGTAAAATTTCTGTCATCTCATCATAACTGATAAAGAAGACCACACCTTTTAATTGTTCGTTCAGAGCGACAATGTTCTGCAATTTCTCTAAGAACTCATCATACGCTGATCTACCACGCAGGTAATAATCGCGCAGAGCTCCATCGGTATATGCTCCAAATTGCTCAGCAAAACTTAAAGGTGTGTCACCAGGTTTCTTCAACCAGTGAAAGCGTTTCAAAGTAGAGTCTTCTTCGATAGGACCCACGATGATATCTAAATCTTCGTGTCTAACAAACGATCTTTTTAAAAAGGAAATCTCTTCAATCGTAATGTAAGGACGAGATACAGCACCTTTATCTGCCATAGTATAACCAATGTCCAATTTCTCGAACTCGGCTTGGCAAGAAGTATGTGTGTAAAATCTGCAATGCTTTTTAACAGACATCGCATTGTCATCACCATAGGTCCCTAAACGTACGTTAGAGGCAAAAGCTTCACGAATGTTCGGCATCATTGCATAATATACGTAACGCATCATAATTGAGTTACAAATGCTATTAAGTTGTACAGTGATTAGATTGCCAGATGGATTACCATTAGCAAATCTATAAAGATCACCATCGATGAGGATGTTGGGGTGGATGATATCTGATAAAGCTCCTTTAATAAGAACTAAATCTTCTTCACTTACACCTGCTGCCTCATACCAGCTAATCATTATTTGTGCTGCTGCTCCAGTAATTTGTGCAGCCATGCGTGTATCAAAGCCAGAGAAATCTCCAGCAATCATATTGGTAGTACTATATTCTGTGAGATACGTATGAAAATCATCCCACTCCTTGGATAACGGATTTATTCCGACTAAACACTCCGTAATCTTCCAATGTTTTTTCATGAATTGGGGAATCCCCGCTAAAGTACGACGGGATGCAACAAAATTGGCAAAAGAACTGCCATAAAATTTCCTAACTTTATCTATCGCATTATCATCAGCAAGCAATTCATTGACTTTACTACTAGCATTGTAAATAGATTCGGATCGTAATCCTCTACTCCAACAGTCAAGTGTGCGATCAACTTCGGCTTGTATGTCAAAATTGTCGTTAAATTCCCGAGGGACTTGGACCAAACTTTCATCCATAGGATCCCTCTTTAAACAGTGTTTCTTTGATTTCATTATAGGGAAACCGGCTGACGTATCATTGGGTAACCCTCCTAAACCGAACTTTCCAATACCGTCAAGAGCTTCTTCTTGCGTGTAAACACGCAACATTTCTTTAGCTTCAGGATCATCTCGTACTGCACTTAAAGTGTGCTCCTTATAATCATTGATAGCTTTTAGAAGAATATCTCCTTCATAGTGTTGTACAGGGTCGTGCAACTTGTTCAAAGTCTTCATGGTTTTAGCAGTATCATTGGGTGAAGTGGGTGGACGGTGTTTCCGTTTACCTAAGTTCTCTTCAATCCCTGCAAACACGGTTTTCATATACGGTGTTCGCGCACGATTCTCCATCTTTTGTCCATCTT